GATAATTCCCGTTCCTGCGAGCCATTCATTGCATGGCGTATGACGTCAATCATCCATGCAGACAGGTTTTGGTGAGCAAGTTGCCCGAGTGATTCGGAGGTCTGGTCGCGCAGCTGGTTGTCGCAGTGCCAGCACAACACCATTGCGCCGGTACCATAACGGTGAATGACGGTTTCACTGTGGTGATAATCACCGTGTGGCCACTGGCAGGATTTAACATGGCGCAGTAACCAGTCAGACAATGCGCCAGCGCCACCAGCAGCACGAATCACTCGTTCGTCGCTGAAAAATGGCAGTAATGATTTATCCTCCGCCAGCGGCTGGCGAACGGCAGGAACGACCCCGGACGGCAGATTACGCATGCTTTTCGGTTCCGGCTCCACCAGTACCCGGGTATTGTGGAATACCGGCATGGATTCACGGCCCGGCTTAACGATCACCAGCCCGAGTTCCGGTACCAGAACAGGTCGAAGTAATACCCGCACGTTACCTCCAGATGCGTTGCTGGAATGTGCGGGACGGACGCGGTGGTCGTTCGGAGTAAGGAAGCCTGACGGAGATTATCCAGTGACGATAATCGAGGCTGAGGGCTTTCTTAATCTCGTATCCGTGTCTGCGGTAGCACTGAATTAGCCACTCGGCCTGTTCTTCAGTGCATGGGGGATGCTGGAACCAGTCAGATTTGAAAGTGCGGGAACGCCGCCCGTGCCTGCTGGCAGGGGCGGCAGAGTTATCCGAATTGTAAAATTTGGTATCGTGCGCCATCTGTTTTCTCTGCTGGCGCAGCAGGTGCCAGTTGTTCAGGCTGACGGATGGATTGTAAACCAGAACGACCAGAAAAAACAAAACCCGCCGAAGCGGGTTAAGTGCGGGTGCGTTGAGGATGCCTGACACATCAGCGGTGGCGAGGGATTTCTCCCCCGCCTGGTCTCTTACTCCTCAGGTTCGTAAGCTGTGAAGACAGCGACCTCCGTCTGGCCGGTTCGGATTCGTACCTCGCAGAGGTCTTTCCTCGTTACCAGTGCCGTCACTATGACGGTTAAACAGATGACGATCAGGGCGATTAACATCGCCTTTTGCTGCTTCATAACCTGCTTCTCCTTGCCTTTCGGCGCGTAAGAGGCTAACCTACGTTTGTGAAGCATAGATTGGGCCTCAGATTAATGTTAAGCGTCTTGCAGGACGCGTAATGTTAACTGGGGCTTTTCTCTGTCTGCCTTACGGTGGCATGCCCGAGGCAGACAGCCTCAAGCACCCGCAGCAATTCTACTTAACTCTCGCTTTACAGCAAACCGTTTTGCCCGATATGGGAATTCCCATACGGAATGAATTCAGTTCCCCAGGCGCTCCATCAAAAACACAACCAGGCAGTAAACACCCACAACAGCAATAACAGCCAGAGCGCCTTCCATTACCAGTGAAATATCATCCGACATATTCCCTCCCTTGGTGTGAATCCCGGCGAACGTTTTTACCCCCACCGACAAATAACATATACTAGAAAAGCAATAGCTATAGCAACGCCTGCAAATGCATCTGGCCGGCTCATTGGTTCTCCCCCTGTGTCGCTTCTACTGCGATCTGACTGGCGTATTCGTTAATGGTAACGATAAGTTCTTGCTCGGCCTCATCCAGACAACTACCGATACCTCGCCTGTCCACTTCAGAAGCATCGAAATCTGCACGAAGCCTGGCGACCTTCAGGATTGCGGACAACACCTCATCAGGGATTGCCGGAGAGTTGGTTGACGTTTCCGAGATTATCCGAAAATTATTGGTTGACGAACCCTTATTTTCCCGAAAGTTTCCAGCCTGAAGCATGGCGGCGCGGTGACACCAGATAATCCAGCCAAGCGCCATATCCCATGCCATGTATTCTCTATCGCCATTTTTTGCTCTGCGGCGATCTACAGATTCCCCGAAACGCTTCTCCATAAATAATTCATAGGCTGCCCGTTCATCCGATACTGATGCCAGTGATGCCAGTGCAATTTTTAATGCGGTAAGCATGTTGTTTTGATCTTCATCGAGTCCGAACGGTATTTCATCCCGTGATGACTCAATTCCGGTAATCGTGTACTGTAGCCATTCTTTGGTTAATTCAGTCATTTTTCACTACCGCCCTTTCGGGCGGTCTCCTGATGTTCTGAGGGTGCAGGAATCCCTCCGGTTAAGGATTTAATAAAAATCATTTCTGATTTAAATTTTCAGTGTTTAGTTGTTGGTTTATAGCCTTTATGCTTCGGCCTTATTTCTCAGCCATACACAAACAGGACCATCTTCGGTGTCATGTATCGAACCGATAAACCATCCCTCACCTTCTGGTCGCTCAGGTTCCCATGCTGAAATATCAGGGCCATCTGCGTCCAGATTAAAATCATCTTCATCCATACTACGGATAGCCCACTGAAGATTATTTTTCTCCATCCAGGCGTTAAACTCTTCCGTTGAAATATATTCCCGACCATCACAGAATTTTTCATATTCAGGATGCGTCCAGCAGCCATATTCATTACGTTCCACTGGCATTTCTTTAATTGCGCTCATTTACCCCCCTTATTTAATTTTCTACGACACTTTTTACAATCATCTGGACTTTCGAATGTATCCGGCTCACGCTCATTGCCAAAATACATCCACCCACCGCAAGTACTTGTTATTTCACCTTCAGCAAAATAATGATGCTTTTTCGCCATAAGTGGCCTTGCCCAGCCCGGATTCGTTTTACTCACTTGTTGCCTCCTTTGCGAAGCTCTGCGACTAACTCGTCACATATGTGCGTCAAAGAGCAAAGTTTGATTGCTGGATGTTCGCGCACCATCTCCACACCCTGCGCCCGCAATTCTGCCAGAAAAGCGTAGGGGTCAGTTTTTTCACTGTGGTACATGGCATCATAGATAATCATTGCAGCGACACCTGCCTGTCCTGCATCTGTGACGGATATATGCTCAAGGGCTACGGCCATTGCGTGTTTCAACCTCTCATTTTCCACCTCAAGCACCACACGATTAGCCTCCAGCTCTTCTATGCGTTTTTTTGCTGCTCCCAGCTCAACACGCAGCTCCTGATAGTTAATCTCGCTCATTCTCCTTCCTCCCGCACTGCTGTTTTATATGCCCGAAGCACATGCGATGTTTTTCCTGACACAGTGCTTCTCAGAAAGAAAATTCCACTGGTGTTTATTACCAGATACGGGTCAGCAAGACGCAGCATATCCAGTATGTGATTATGTTTTCTTGTTTCCAGCACCGTACTGGAAATAAGCATATGTGACACGGGGCCGAAATCATGATATCTGATTTTCATATCATCACCCTGCTGTAAAAATTACCCGTTATCTCCTGTCGTTATTTTCTGTATGACATCACGATGCTTATTAATTTCCCGCAGCGCGGCGCATAAGCGCTCCCACTTCTGAACCTGACCTTTTGCCCGGCGCAGCTCGCGGTTAGCCACATGCAGCGATGGTAAAATCAGACCATCCGGATGCTTTCTGATGAACGACGACTGTGACTGCACTGTGACCGCCACACTTTCAGTTTTAATTTCTTCCTGTGTTTCCGCTTCCCGGACTGGTAACGCAACACCTGCCGGCTGAGGAAAGGCTTTACCATCGGTTTCCGTTACCGATGCAGCTTTCGGCTCTGCCGGTAAATTATCGCCCGGTATGCAGTAACGATATTGACCGTCCTGATTTACGCGAATCAGACGACCTTTGCTGACAGCCATCGCCAGTGATGAATTCGCCCGGCGGGAGGTAATCCCGAACATTAACGCCAGTTCGTCAGCCGACTGAGGACCATGCTGTTCAATCGCGTTAATCAGCATCTCTGCAGTGGTTTTTGGGGCCGCTTCAGTTGCCTCACTCGTCAGCCACCACATCGACCCCTTGTTATCAGCTTCGCCACGACGCTTCAGCTTCCAGAGTTCGGTAACAGCATCGTCACGGCTGATTTCAAGACGGGCTGCAATCTCGTGCGACGAGGCTTTTTTCAGTGCTTTCAGTGCGTCAAAAACGGTTTCCATTAAATTTTCCTCCCGGTAAAAATTACTTCTCAACTCAGACAAAACCGGCCGCCTTCCGGCGCTCATATTCCTGTTTCAGCAATTCAATTGGCGTTGGCCCTGGCGGGCGTTTGGGTGCTGCCAGTTGTCGCCGGACTGGCGGAACACTGAGGCCATTACCAACATGCTTTGCCCATTTCGTCAGCTGCCTTTCCACAAGCCGTTTTAACTCCCCTTCGGTCATCTGGCGCTCAATCCCCTTTGAACGCATCTCGAGGCAAATGTGGTACAGCACCGGCTGTGGCCACGGGTATTTATCACTCCCGTCGTACCGCCAGGATTCATTCCTCCAGCGACGGTATTCCTCCATCACGGCATCCACCGTCAGGCCAAATGGATTTGCCCCGCTCTCCGAAATCAACGCCACAAACTCAGCCAGATCCGGAGGCCACGTTTCACCCGCCCGGCAGCGGTCCATGCACCGACGGCAGATCTGCCGGATTTGCTGTTCAGTCATCGCGCCAATCTGAGCAATCCAGAGTTTCGACGGCGCAGCCCCGTTCTTCTGAGTCCAGCGGTTCGAATACACCTCCCCCATAAGCTCCCACAGCTTCCAGGCCGTTTCCGTTGCTGATAAATCCGTTTTCACGTTCCCACTGTTCGCGTGCAGCCCGGATTTCCTGAACTGCCCGTGATGCGGTGCCACCTGGTGCTGCATGGCTTACCCCCTTGCTGACTGGTTTTACCTGTGCCCTGACGTGCTGCACGTGGCGGGCAAATTTCTGCTCCCACTGAACCTGCGTGAAAACCTTCCCCTCCGCCATCCAGTAATCCCGGAATGCGGCAAGCTCAGCAGGTGTAAACTCAGGCTCAGGCAGAGCCATACCCCACACTGCTGCCCGCTGTCGAAAATCCGGCGACGGTTGCCAGACTCCAGTCATCGGAAATTTCCCGATCGGTTCGCTCAGGCCGTCCAGGTATTCAGGTTCGGCTGTCTGCAACGACGCGTCATTCAACTCACCGGTCGTAGCACTCTCGCGCATGCGCGCGTTATGTGTGGGGTTTAATTCTTTATCTGTATCTGTATCTGTCGTGATTTGTCGTGACATATGCGTGACGCGTCGTGACTCATCGTGACAATCAGTGTTCTGCTTCCGCAGTCTTTCCCGCTCCCGCTGCGCTCTCTTGCGCTCTGCCGGGGATTTTGCGGTTTGCGAAACATTACCGTTATCCTCCTTCATCACCTGGCGTTTTTCCCATCCGGAAATAAGATCACCATCCAGAACTCGCCCCTGCATTGCATGCAAAATTGAATCAATCACGTCTTCCGTCACATCAAGCGCACTTGCTAAATCTTCCGTCGTGACATCAATGTGACCACGTAGTGACACGCCGTGACATGTCGTGACATTTCGTGACGCACTCACCAGAAGGTGGATATACACCGCCATCACTGTTGCGATTGGCTGTCCTGAGACCCTGGCAATGGTTCGCCATTTGGGATCATTTGGCATGTCATGCCACAATCTGAGCCAGGCATTAGCCATACTCACCTCATCTGATACCGAACTTTACCCTCGAACATCCGGAATAAATCCGGCATGAATATTGTTGGTCAATGCACGACAACAGCATTACCAGGCTGACCACCACTGTTAGTCAGGGTGCCCCAGGCGATCGCCGCTGCGACAAAATCATCCACATCTTTCACCAGCCGATCCCTCCGTTCGACGATCTCACGGTAATATTCAGAGCTGTGACTGCGCATACGGGCCACCAGCAGAGGCGGCATTGCCTTTTCGATCGCCGGTAACAGAGCCTGAATTTTTTCAACAGCATCAGGGGTGTCTTTATCCAGCCAACGGAAAATTTTCTGGGTATTACGAGCCAGGGCTTCCGGATGGCTGTCGTCGTACAGTTCCGGGAACGTCATCCCCAGCTCGAAATAAGTCCGGGCTATTTCAGCTGCAGGAACTTTCTCACCGTCCGGATAGGCCCAGGCATTGATCGCCATGCGGATGTGCTCATGTTTGATTTTCATGAATCCCCCTTTCCTTCGCCCTGAGTGGTATCCTTCTTTTTGTAAAGTTCTGGGTTCAAAGATAATTTCCCCTTGGAGTATGCAGCAGCTTCCGCAGCCCTCCCCTTCGGAACTATTTCACCAGGACGCTTACGCCACAT